GGTATGATAACAGTGGCTGAACAGGAGATGCTTGATCGGTTGCTGAAAATCAATCCACAAATATATCGCCAGCCGAGTCAGCCATTGGGTTATCTGGTGCCGGGCCTGACAACCTGGATTAGAAAAAAGGGGCTGCAGAATAACAAGCACATACCAGAATGGGTATTGCAGGCTGATGCAAAGTCAAGACTTGCAGTGCTGCAGGGGTTGATGGACAGTGACGGTACGGCGCTTAAAAACGGGAAATTAGAATTTTCAGTAGTTAATCGGGCGCTTGCTGATGGATTTAAGATGCTGGCCTGTTCTTTGGGAATAAAGGTAAATTGCTCTACTTCTGTCGCCAAGCTGAATGGCCGAGATTGTGGTATCAGATACCGATTGCAATTTAGAACTATCCTGCCTGTATTCAGGCTGCAGCGCAAACTTGAGCGGATGAGATCAACATTACGAGGGTTGTCACTCAGGAGGTTTATTGTTGCGATAGAACCGACTACATCCAGGATGGTGCGATGTATTACGGTTGCCTCAGAAAACAGTCTGTATCTTGCTGGCAAGGGGTTTATTGCAACACATAACAGTTGGGCTATTTTGCTGGAGTCGCTACGGCATGTGATACACAATACCGGATTCTACGCCTGCTACTTTCGGCGTAACGCAACGCAGGTTCGGAATCCGGGTGGTCTTTGGGATGAAAGCATGAAACTGTATGCTCTGGCAGGTGGTGAACCGTCAGTACATTCGCTAGAATGGGTATGGCCTAGAGGAGGCCGGATCAAGTTTAGCCACCTGGAGTATGATGACACGGTGCTGAACTGGCAGGGCAGTCAGATTGCCCTGATCTGCTTTGATGAGCTGACCCATTTCAGCGCCAGCCAGTTCTGGTACATGCTGAGTCGTAACCGGTCTATGTGTGGTGTCAGGCCGTATGTACGGGCTACGACGAACCCAGATGCTGATAGCTGGGTGGCTGAGTTTATCAGCTGGTGGATTGATCAGAATACTGGTTTACCAATTGTGGAGCGTGGTGGTAAAATACGCTGGTTTATTCGGGTAAATGATGCATTGGTATGGGCTGATTCGCCAGAAGAGCTGAAGGCGTCCTATGGCGACCAGGTAATGCCAAAGAGTGTGACGTTTATTCCGGCCACGATACACGATAATAAGAAGCTGCTTGAATCTGATCCAGGCTATATGGCAAACTTGATGGCGCTGGATACGGTAGAGCGGGAGCGGTTGCTTGATGGCAACTGGAAGATTCGGCCTGCTGCCGGGATGTTCTTTAAAAAAGAGTGTGTACGCTGGTACGATCACAAGCAGCCACCACAACACCTTAATATCTATGCTGCGTCTGATTATGCAGTCACTGATGGTGGTGGAGATTATACTGAGCTCGGGATATTTGGCATTGATCCTGCTCAGAATATCTTTGTGCTTGATTGGTGGTACGGACAGACAGATTCGTCGGTATGGATTGAGCGGCAGATAGATATGATCCAGAAGTGGAAGCCTATTGAATGGATTGGTGAGGCCGGTGTGATTATGAGGGCGCTCGAATCCTCTATCAATAAGCGTATGCTGGAGCGCAAGGTGTTTTGCAAGTTGCGTTGGTTGCCAAGTATCAGTAACAAGCCTACCAGAGCGCGTGCTTTCCAGGCACGCTGGGCATTGGGTAAGGTGTATATGCCGATGGATGACCAGGAGTATCCAACAGGTCTACCCTGGGCACAGCGGTTATTGCAGCAGATGGATAATTTCCCGACTGAGGGCGCGCATGATGACGGTGTGGATGTGTGCAGCCTGATCGGTAGAACGATTGATGATTTGTTTGGTGCTGTACCGCCTGATGCTGATGCAGCAACCAGCAAACCGGATGATGATTACGGGGTCGATGAAGATGATTATGGTGATTGGATGACAGCGTAATTAACACTAGCAGCACAGTTCGCCACAATGGGTGGTGAGCTGCCAAGACGGGACAAGCCAGAAAGGGGGCACCCGCAACATGATTACACTTACACAGGCATTGGCCTACTTTGATGAGGCCGAACAGTTATCCATGGACTCCCGTGCTCTTTCCGAGCGCTGCAGGGATTACTACGACCACAAGCAATGGACAAGACATGACGCTAATTTACTGCGTTCCCGCAAACAGCCGGTTATTACCCGCAACCGGATCAAGCCAAAGGTTGATTACCTTAGAGGTATAGAGCTACAGATCAGGACTGACCCTGAGGCAACCCCACGCACTCCCAAAGATGAAGAAGCAGCACAGGCAGCAACTGATGCCGTTCGTTTTGTGTACGACAAGACGATGTTTCCAAAGATCAAGTCAGAAGTGTTCGAAAATCTGGTGATTGAAGGCACTGGCGGAGTTGAAGTATTCTGCAAGCTGAATTGCGATGATATTGACATCTGCATCAAGAGGTTTCATTGGGATCGCCTGGGCTATGATCCTCATAGCCGCGAGCTTGATTTCTCTGATGCCCTGTATCGCTATGGCGTGGTTTGGATGGATTACGATCAGGCTGTTGAGCGTTACCCTGACGCTGTTGATGTTCTTTCCAGCACTATAAGCAGCGAGTCTACCCTTTCGACTACCTATGACGACACGCCGCGTTTAAGATGGGCTGATGCAAGGCGCAAGCGTGTGCGTATTGTGAAGATGGAATATCTGCAAGATAATGAAGTGTGGGTTACTGAGTTTACACGCAGCGGATTTCTGGTAGAACCTGATGTTTCACCTTATGTCTGTGAACGTGGTAATCCTACTTGGTCTATCATTATGCAGTCTGCTCATGTGGATCGTGATGGTAACCGCTATGGCTACGTTAGGTCATGGCTGGATATTCAGGACGAGATCAACAAGCGCGCCAGTAAGCATCTTCACCTGGTCTCTGTTCGTCAAACATACAGCACAGAAGGCGCCAGTGAGGATATACAGAAACTAAAGAGTGAGCTTGCCAAGCCAGACGGGCACTTAAAGTTTAACCGTGGTGAATATGGTAAGGACTTTGGTGTTCTGCCAACAATGGATCAAGCATCAGCTCAGTTTCAACTGCTACAGGAAGCAAAGCAGGAGATTGATTCGGTAGGTGTGAATGCTGCGTTAGCAGGAGTTGATGAACGGTCTATGTCTGGTGTTGCCCTGAGGCGATATCAGCAGGGGGCCAGCACTGAGCTGAAACCGCTGTTTGAGTCTATTGCTCAGTTTGACACGAATGTCTGCCGTGCTGTATGGCAGCGTATCAAACAGTTCTGGACAGCCGAGAAGTGGATACGGGTGACGGGTGATCCTGAAAGTCCAAAGTGGATAGGGCTCAACGTTCCGATAACTGACCATGCCGGTAACGTGATCGTTGTACAAAACAACGTTGCAGAGATCGATGTAGATTTTAGCATGATCGAGGTGCCGGACGTGGTGAACAGCCAGCAGGAGCAGTTTGAGACACTGGCCGCTATCTATCCATCCATACCGGAAGAAATGAAGTCTGCCGCGTTTGAGTTACTTCTGGAGTCAAGCACGTTGCGTAACAAAAAGAAGGTTATTGAACGGCTGAAAGGCAAACAAGATCCAGCTGCTGCGGAACTGCAGAGGAAGCTGGCAGAGTTGCAGGCGCAGTTGCTTGAAGCGAAGGTTGCACTCACCAATGCTCATGCAGAAAAGGCAAAATCTGCTGCTACGGTAGATAATGTTGAAACGCTATATAGCGCCATGCAGACCGCTCAGGTTGCTGCTACGGTGCGTGGCGTTGTGCCGATTGCTGATGAAATAGCCAAGAGCGCCGGGTTTGTAGATCAAAACTCACCCCCGCTTTATCCTCAACCTGTTCCACCTGCTCCAGCGGCAATGGGGCAACCTGTGCCTCCTGCTCCATCGGCTATTGAGCAGCAACCGATGGTAAGACAGAACACTAACCCCATGTTTACGGCACATCCTATTAGCCCTGGTGAGGGTATGATGAAAGGAATAGAGACAGAGAGGAATGATGGAGTGAGAGTAAAATAACCGTCGCCGGGTTACGGGCGTAAAACACACTTTATAGGGTCGCCGCCGAATCGGGCGAGGAGGAAAGCATTATGGCTGAAACGATTGACGAGATTCTGAATGGTTCTGATGAGAGTGCTAAGGCTGTTGATCATGTGGCAGATGTCAATGAGGGGGCTGATGTAGATGAGGAGGGTACAGACAGCAACACGGGCGAGGATGAAGCTCAGGTCGCCGCTGAGAACGATACTGCCGAGAAAGATGCCGACGAGAACGATGCCGCTGCGAATGATGAACAACAACAGCCGAACATGAAATCAGAGCTGGCAGCTCTGACAAAGGAAAGGGAGCGGATCAGACAAAAAGAAGCGGCTCTTGATGCAGAACTGCAGAGGCTGAAGGGGCAGCAATCAGGCGAAGGCCAGCAGCAGACAGGTGATGCTGACAAACAGCCTACCCTGAAGGAGCTAAACAAGCAGTATCGTGAAGCATTGTCAGCTTCTTTGGTTGATCCATCGGATGAAGAGGCGGCAAAACTGGTTGAGGAATTGGAGGATAAAATTGAATCCGCCAGGATGGCATTGGCTGCTCAGATACAGAAAACAGTGTCTATCCAGGAGAAGACGGCAACGGAGTTTAACAAGGTGTATGAAGAGCTTCATACTTCGTATCCGTTCCTTTACCCTGATCATCCGCAAGCTGATGGTGCGCTAAATGCCGACATCAATGCGTTCTATGAAGGTTTGCTAAAGCGCGGAGAATCAAAGCCTGATGCGTTGCGTAAGGCGGTGGAAACATTTGCCCCTGCCCAGGCCAAGAAGCTGGGAATTACTACACCAACCAAGCCTGAAAACAAATCAGCAAGTCAATCAAAAGCAGGGAATGTAGCTCATGAGAAGCTTAAAGGTGGTTTCTCAGAGGTGCGTAATGCCGGTAACGGCAGCAGAACAGCAAAACCGTATAGTGGCCCTACTCCTATGGAAGATATTTTAGGGAGTAAATCAAAATAACTCTGCCTTTGCGGGATAACACCCGCCAGGCATATAAATTTTTGGCCGATAACACGGCCCAGGAGATACGACAATGTCTGAAACTACAGTTTCTATGAATGAGCAAGTTGCTCAGTGGGATGATATGTTTTTTAAATCGTATGTACGTACCAACCGCTTCAAGCGTTATATGGGTACTGATGAAAATGCTGTTATCCAGGTTAAAGAAAATCTTACCAAGAAGAAGGGCGACGTTATTACCATTAACCTGATCGGCGCCCTTGATGCTTCTGCTGGCCCGAACGACGGATCTACCAAACTGGTTGGCAACGAGAAGGCACTTCCAAACGAAGGCCATGCCATCAAGGTTGGTGTTGTACGGGATGCAACCGTGGTAAACGTAGCCGAAGAGCAGAAGAGCCCGATTGATATTCGCAATGCAGGTAAAGTTGCCCTTACTGATCTGGCTATGCGCTATCTGCGCAAGGCCGTTATTACTGCCCTGCATACCATTAACGGCACGCCATATGATGCTGCAACCGAGGCAGAAAAAGATTCCTGGCTGGCTAAGAACGCTGACAGGGTACTGTTTGGGTCCGCCAAGAGCAATAATGCAGCAAATGATCATTCTGCATCATTGGCTAACGTGGATTCAACCAACGACAAACTTACGGGTAACGTGGTTGAACTTGCAAAGCGTATGGCTCAGACTGCTGTTACTGCCAACGGTGATGGAATCCGTCCAGTTACCTATGGTGATGATGAGGAGACCTACGTGATGTTTGTTCCCTCTGTTGCCTTCCGTGATCTGCGTGCATGGATGGTTTCAAACGGATACTGGGAACACGCTCTTGAGCGCAGCCAGCAGAACCCGCTGTTCTCTGGCACCAGCAGTATTGAATGGGATGGCGTTATGGTGAGAGAAGTTCCTGAATTACCCGTTATGCCCGGTGTAGGTAACTCAGGTATAGCGGTTGCACCATGCTTCCTGTGTGGCGCTCAGGCGCTTGGTGTAGCATGGGCACAGCGTACCCGTACCACGGTTTCGAAAGAGGATGACTATGAGTTCCGTGCCGGTGTCGGCTTTATGGAAATGCGTGGTGTCGAAAAGCTGCAGTGGGGTAAAGGTACTGCCAATGCGATTGACTGGTCTGTCTGTACGGTCTATGTCTCTGGCGTTGCTGATGCGTAATTGTCCGTAATAGTTACGGATAGATAGTAGCCGGGAGAGGCAACTTTCCCGGCTATACAAAATAGGAGGAAGGAATGAGGTTTAGGTATCTGGGCGACCATAAAGCAATGATTGCGTTCGATTATGATTTTGCTGATGGTGCTACCCCTGATGTAACTGACGAAGAGGCAATTGCCAAGCTGCAGGGTAATGCAGAGTTTGAGGCGGTTGAAGAGAGTAAAACCTTTGGAGCATCTTTCAAAGAGAAGAAGCAAAAAGCTGCTTATGCTACTTTGCCGCCCGAAGATGAGAAAAAAGAGCCTGCTGATTTTGTGCAGGATACACTTCTGGATTAACAACCTGGAGCATAACCAATGACCTTTACAGAGATCGAACAACTAGTACGCCGTGAAATTGATGATGAAGTTGGCGCTGATGCTGACAAGTATGTACGGCAATGGCAGATACTTTCATACCTGAATGATGCAGAGCGTGAGGCATGTATCAGAGGCAGGCTGCTGACTGATTCTACCACGGCAGATATCTGCAGAATCAATCTGACTGCCGGTGTTGCTACGTACCTGTTTGATCCACGTATTCTGCTTGTATTGCGTGGCAAGTTGGCTGGTGCATTAAAGCCGTTAAGCAAGATCAGCTTCACCCGTATGGATGAGCTTGTGGATGGTTGGGAAGATCAGGCAGGAGAAGTGGTGGCGTTTGTAACTGGAATGGATAAAAACGTGCTGCGGCTGTTTCGGGTGCCGACAGTTTCCGGCGTGCTTAATCTGACAACAGTTCGACTGCCGCTGCAGGATATTACAAAGACCAGTAGTCCTGAGATTGCGCCGTATCTGCATGCGTCACTGGTGCCATGGATCAAGTACCGGATCTACAGCAATCAGGATTCAGAGCTGGTAAACAAGGCCCGTGCCAATGAAATGCTGGCGCAGTTTGAAGCTAAGTTCGGCAAACGCCCGGCAGATCAGGGTGATATTTTTGAAGCCATGCAGATCCCACAGTATGAGCTTGGTATTGATCTGTGTGCGCATGATTATGTGTAGAGGTCGATTATGTCCGAGGTGATACTTTTCCGTCAATGCCTGGGCTTAAATGACAGTAAGGCTATTCAAAGCCAGTTTGCTGATTACAATACTGGCAAGAGTCACCTGACTGCCGTGCATAACATGACGGTAACAGATGATGGCTGTATGCAGACTGTACCGGCCTTGACCACCACGCTGACCCATACGGCGCCAGTTACCCGGCTGTCTGCTGGTAGCCGCCTGTTTTTTGGGGATTCAGTTGACATCTATGAGTTGACAACCGGCACGCCGGTAAAACGCTTTCCGGTGCTTGATGGCCCTATCATGCACACCCCACTTGATGTGCGGGTGTCAGGATCGGCTAAGGTCTACAAGTCGGTGAATCCTGCCGGTGCAATGTCTGAAGCGGTTGTTGGTACCAATCCTGATCAGGGTGAATCAGTGGCCTATGCTGGACAGCCGCTGTTTGATGGCGGGTTTGCCTATGGTGCGCGTGCGTACTGCCATAAAGGCAAGTTCCTGCAATACTCAAAGGCATATCACTATGATTTATGGAATCTAGGAGACGGATTTATCGGTCACCAGTTCAACTGTCTGGAGGCCGGTGCCATTACTGGCTGCATTCTGGCAGCACATTCCGAAGGAGTGAGCTGCTACATCGGTGGTGATCCTCTTGCGCCTGAGACCGTGAAGCGATTCTACCCGTGCGCCTACGAAGCCAGTACACTCTACAGCGGATTCATCAGCAAGGCGCTGGGCTATGGTCACGTGTTTCTGTGTGCTGATGGTGTCTACATGGTCGGATCAGACGGAGCTATTAACCGGCTGTCTGCCGATAATCTTGATTATGCTGACGCCCTTAACAGTTCCTACACCGGGGCGGTGGTGGCTGGTGGCAAGTATCTGGCGTTTGGTGATCAGGTGACGGTTGAGTATGATTTCCGCACCAAAACAACCATGAAACGTGCACCAGGCGTTGCCGCTGCCTGTGTTTTAGGTGACACGCCATATCTCGCTATTGGTTCTGCCATCAAAACCCCTTCTACAACTATGGATACCTGCAGCTGTTCATTCACCCTACCCTATTCCAGCCTTGGGGCAGTCGGCACCAAGTCATTCGACAGTCTGTACCTGACGGGAGAGTTTAATGGTGATCTGGCGATTACCCTGCTGGATCAGTCGAACCCGGAAGAACCAGAGCGATGGGCGGTTGAAGTGTCCGAGCTAGGCATTGTGCAGAACAAGCGGATTAAGCTACCAAAAGGTGTGGTAGGCAGCAAGATCGCGTTCCGGTTTGAAGTAGCAAGTGGCAACATGCGGGTGGAAGAGATCAGGGCCAGCTTTAGTGCGGGGCAGCGACGCTGATGAAGATGATCCCTACGCCAACCAGTCACGGCATGACCGCTGAACAGGCGGCATACCGTGGAGCCGCGATGGCACAACTGGCGATTTTGCGGCAACAGATGAAGCTGGGTGGTCTGGTCATTGGTAACAGAATAGTAGAGCTGGCAGGTGGTGTTTGGGTGGAAGCCTCAATCTGTTACAACCACGAATCTGTCAAAGTGTATCTGCCAGAAGTCATAACTGAAAACAAGATTATGTACCCCCGTCGGACGATTGTTATATCCGGCGTGGCGCTGCATCCAAGATCAGGTGATGTCCATAATATCCCCTATACTGAATACGTTTATGATTCTATAGCAGGGACACAGCCTGTTACACGCAGTATCTACGGAGTCCGTGGTGGCTGGGAAAATGGCGTTACCCCCCTGGACACTGATTACATCTATCCATTGGTTGACGAGGACAACGCGACATTTGTCGTCACAAGCGAATCTGCTGAAGATCAATATATTGAGGGTTCGTTTGTCGGCACAAACGGCAATTACGGGAATCTATATTGGGATAATGGTGCTGTGTACGACACAGAAACTAAAACGTGGGATAAGCCTTACGTTGTTTTGTCGTGGAGAGGAACTCCCACAAGGCATTTCAGTCTTCCAAACAATATAGACATTCCAGGGTTTTCTATGTTTGAGACCAGCACTCCAGGACTCATTGAAGACACCCCGGTTTACACAGCTTTCGGTACTAAGTTATACAAAGGTGGAGAAGTCTTAGCCGATGCTCCACGCTGGAGCTGGCCTTACAATGGTTCAGGAGTCGGTAATAAATGCCTTATCCTTGGTGCTATGCAGGGAGACGATGGCCTGTTTATAGTAACTCAGAACGACCACTATAACGCTCCCAAGAACGTATGGATTTACTCAGATGGAGAACGAAGAGAGGGAGATACTGAAACATATCTAGCGACAGTTTCCGACATTTTGCCGCCTGTAACTATCGTCTTTACACGTGAACTTACTAAACCTGGATTCTTCCTTGGGCTATGGAAGAGTGGTGGAAAGGTTGATGGTTGGACTTTAGTGTCGGAGATGCCTTATAGGAGAACTGGACTGCCGTGGTTTGGTAATATGAGTGGTACTGAATTTGTGTGTAGTAATGGCGATAAGCTGTCTACGGATGGAACGTATGTAGCAATTTCTGATACCGCAGGGACATACTCAGAAACCGGCCCGTACAGTGTACTAGAGGTGGGAGTAAATGAAATACCAGCAGGAACGAAAATTTATAATGTTGACCAGCTTGCATTTACAGCATCATACGCAGGAACTGCAATCCATGAGTACCTATTAAATCAAATACAAAAAGCAATAGTAATCACCACTGTGAATTCATACACCAATAATGTGTTTCCGAAGGCTGTGCAGATTATTCAAAACGACGATGCAGATATAGTGATCTCATCATCTGACAATATCTTTGGACACATAACCATTGGTGCTCATAACGAAGCACAAGACGGGTATGCAGTAGGCACACAGTTTAGTGTCGATCTGTATTGGACCTTGAACTGCCCAGACATAGATATCGAATGGAACATTCCTGGCACAACTGTAACAAAGGTAAATGCTTCAGGATCTGTTGTAGCAGTAACGTCTTCATCAGGCATTTGTGGTGGAGTAGTGGAAATATCTGTGACGTCAGGACCATTCTCGGGGATAGAGCACGACATATTCCCTAATGGTAAATGGGTAGTAGAAAACAGTGGAACCCTTACTGCCAATCCTACGCCAGACTGTCCTTTTTACGGGTGGTCTCCTTCGGCTCTTATTTCATGTGGTGGTGGTTCAGCATTTGCATATGGAGGTATTTGGAATTCAGCATGGAGTTGTGCTGACCAGCCAGCTCTTAACATTGGAGACCCAGTAATATATTCCGCAGACACAACTACTGGTGCTTGTTATCCTGCAGGACATTTTGGATGGGGATCAAACAACTTCCCTACATACTGGATAAAATTTTCGTGGGTGTGTACCTCTGACCCTAGGCCAGCCGCTGACCCTAATCACATATGAATACTTTATTTAAAATATCGGTAATAAAGGGCATGAATAACGTAGACGACTACCAATCGTACTGCATTATAATGAACTCATTTGGCATAAAACCGGAAACAAAGATTGAATATGCTGCGCTTGTTAAGGAATTAACTGGTATTGAGTTGCCGATGGCACAAGAACGCGCAAATAAAAGTTGTTGTGGTGGTGGTAAGGTTTTATGAGTTTTACTCCTGATACAGAATGCTCATGGATTAAGGTGTGTACTGGCAAGATCAACGACTCTTGGTACTCAGGCTTTAATGGTACTATCCATCATCATATTGATAATGATTACAGTATTGATGTGTGTGGCGTGTCTATACCGGCAATAAGGACAAAGAGAGAGTTTAGTTGTAACTATGTCCATGACGTTACTGCCAGAAATCCGAAGGGTGATAAACTTAACGGGAAAACAGGCATGATTGTTTCTTGTGTAGACGCCAACCCAAGAGATCATTTCACGCAGTCGATAACCGAAGATTGTGTTATTGAAAAAAGTGTACTTGCTTATGTAGATCATCGTAGAGGCGTAGTTTTGTACCGCTATGAAAAACAGTGGGTTAAATTCTCTAAAAGTTCTACAGACGAATGTTGGTGGCGAACAGACTATGATTCAGTTGGAACGGGAAAGATAACGCTCCTTAAAGGAGATTTTGATGCAGGCGTAACAGTCGAATGGCGACTTGCTATTAATAGTACAGTGACTGTTTTATATACAGAAACAGACACCTCTTTTAATCCTTTTGGCGAGTGCTTTTCCGTGCTTCGTAGTGATGGTATAATGACAAATCCTGACATAGTACAGATATTTTCACTGCCACAGCCACCAAGTAAATCTACAGCTTATGATTTAGATTTAAAAGCATTAGAGGGATATCAAAATGGTTTATATGATTATGGCAACAAGCCAGGAGAAGAAAGTGAGTTGAATAAACTAGATGGTGGAAACAAAGATATGTTTTATCCTAGGTGGTGTCGAGGGCTGCATTCAGACCCCATATGGAGGGATATTGCAGACAATAGGTACGCGATATCTTGGTTTAAGGAAGAAGCGGTGCAGAATAAAGTCTGGTATCCGCCACCAGTATCCTCTGATCCTTTGCCGCTAGGAAACCATGTATACCACCCCAAAGAAGGTGACGTATGGCAGTGGCTTCTACCTACACCAACAGGTGGAAATGTCATGAAAACCAATATGGATTTTGTTAATGACCTGCTTATTAAAGCTGGTGTAGAACTAAATGGAACTAATTTGTACTACCCTATTGGAGTTGTGTGATGGAGACAATAGTTATAAAAGCCTTAGCGTCCTATGCACTGACCTTTGTTATCGCCTCCAGCAGTCTTTTTGAACCAATGCGGATCAAGATAATGATGCTATTTCCCAAGTTGAAGATCGGCAATAACAAACATTTTATCGAGTGTCGAATGTGCATAGGATTTTGGGCGTCGGTCGCAGTATGTAATATCGGTTGGAAACTGATTCTGCCAGTCTACGGACTGAGCTATTGGCTTGCGTGCCAAGAGAGATAAACAAAGGAGATTATTATGGCTTTATCATTTAGTACAGCATTACGAAATGCGCGGGCCACTGCAATAAAGAACGCTATTGACGCAGGTCTTGCTGCTGGAACTCGCAAAATTTATACCGGCCCACGCCCCGCTTCGGGCGCAGCAATCACAACACAAACACTGCTTGGTACCCTAACCTTTTCGTATCCTTGCGGGACAGTAGTTGATGGTGTTCTTACATTTGATACAATAACACAAGATTCTTACGCTGATGCTACCGGAGATGCTGTGTGGTATCGTGATTCCGACAGTACAGGGGCGTTTGTGATGGATGGTAGTATCACGGTAACTGGTGGTGGTGGGGATATGACTATGAACACCGTGTCTATTGTTACTGGTGGAGCAATCAGCGTCACAGGAACAAAGACAATCACTGAAGGTGGAGCATAAGCTATGGCACTTACGCCATCACCTGATATCTATGCAGCTAATGTTGTCCTGCTGCTGCCGTTTGACGAGAACCTAACCGACTACTCCGCGGTGCCGAAAACTGTAACAGCAGCTGGTAATGCTGCGGTATCGACCGTACAGAAAAAATACGGGGCGAAGAGCTGCAATTTTGATGGGACCGATGATTATTTGTCTGTGTATCTACCCATCGCTATCGGAACTGACGATTACACTGTAGAATTCTGGTTTTATAAAGACTCCGGCACAAATAATGGTCTTTTACAACTAGCCTCGTCATCTGCATTTCCTTCGTCAACTGAACCCTTATCTATTGCAGTATATAACACCAACAGCTTGACCGTCACTATAAATTCTACACAAATAACTGGGCAAACTGACGTTACTAATAATGTGTGGCATCATATCGCCGCTGTCAGGCAGTCTGGGGTAACTAATATATATTATGACGGTGTAAAAGATACAACTATAGGGGATCTAACAGATAGCCAAAATTACACACAAAACTATGTTTTACTTGGCGGGTATTACTCAACTAATTTTCTCTGGAATGGTTATTTAGACGAAATCCGAATCACCAAAGGTGTTGCCCGTTACACTGCAAACTTCACACCGCCGCAGTCATTTTTCACCGTAGAAGCAAGTTTCAACATTGTAACTGAACTACCTATCTTACAAGATCTGTTTGCTGCTGAATTTACTATAATGGTAGAAATACCTGTAATACAAAGTACTGCCGCCTTTGCTGTGCCAGTCTTTTGTACTTTTATAGATAATGTGCCCTACGCAACCAGTAAGGTACAAGCATTTCATCCGTATAATGAAAATTCGGAACTATCTCATACAACACTACCATATGCACCGCTTATTAAGACTGAACGCAATACAAGATTCATCGGGAGACAGCTATGATTCTACAGAAGGGTTTAGACTACAACGCCGAATATACATCGCCTGACTACCCGATCCTTGTTCTAGGGTGGGTGGGTACAACTTCATTTTATACCACGTATCCAGGAACAGCCGTCTTTACTAAGGAACTTGTCCTTGCTTCTAACGCAATGGTGTTAAATCTCACTATAGCTGACATACTCGGTTTAACAGCAGGAGTTTACTCAGTTGTTACTGTTATATCAAATCCCAATCTTGGTACTGAAATAGGAGTCCTTGAACACGCCACAGTATCTGACGTTAACATTTCAACAGCAACAAAAACCAAAATCTTCGGCACCATAGAAAAACCTGACGGCACACCAACTGGTTCACCAACAACTAATCTGGTAAACACTACGAACGGTACCACGCTCCAAGCAGGCTGGAAAGGTGTTGAAGTCAAGGCCAGCATAGCTGCCGCTGATGTCGATTCTGGAAAGATTGTAGGAGTAGAAACAATAACTACTCAGACAAATGCCGCCGGATACTTCGAGTTGTACGTTATTAAGGGACTGACTGTTACGGTGACATGCCCATCATTTGGTAAAAGCGTAACAGTGGCAACGGCGGGGCTTACTGAAATAGATATCAGTACATTCTTCTAATAGCAGTTCAGTTATTCGGCAAGACCATTACTGGGCAGGTTCTAAGGAGGCACGCCATGCCGTTACCAATAATGCCAAAGCAACCAGATGTCGATCCATCAGGAGATTACGCCAGAGCACAAGCATGGGCCATGCTGCAGGCCCGTTACGCCGAAGCTGGCAACTACGCAGAATGGGCCACGCAAGTTTTACAGGCCATGACTGATGAGATTAAACTTCTAAACAGTAAAGATACGGTGGGGCCTAATTTGGAAAGTCTGCTCAACCTGTTAAGCAGCGTACCACCCAGTAACATCGCTGCGTATGTGCCACCAACAGCCCCTACGTATACCGATATTCCCACATACACTGCACAAACGATGGGGGCATTGCTAACTATCCCGACAGTACCAGACCCTGAGCTACCACCTACACCTGCTCCGTCTATTGTTTTTGATAACACAACACTCACAGATGAGTTAGTGACATCGCTACGCAACAGGCTAAAGGCTGACATTGATGGCGTGACTGCGGCGGAGACGGCTATGTTTGCGCGGCATACTGGTCGTGTGACCGCAGAGCGGTCATCCGCGTACACCGAGATCACGACGCAGTTTTCAGCCCGTGGTTATGATATGCCCCCTGGAGCATTACTGGCCAAGCAGACAGAAATGAATAACGAGTCAAGCAAGCGCCTTACTGATGCTAGCGCTGATATTATGATGACTGCGGTAAAAGAGTCATTGACCGGAGCTTTACAGTTGGTTGATACACTCGGACGGCTGAATGATGAGCATGTTATGCGGGAGTTCGAAGCAGCCAAGGCAAAGGCGCAGCTTGAGCTTGATGCGTTTAAGACAACAGTTGAAGGTTTGCTTGGTGTAGTTCAGTTGAGCAAGACGAGGGTGGACGCTGTAGTTTCGGCCAATGACGGCATAGTTAAGGCATATCTTGGTCAGATTGAGGGTCAGACCGTTTCTATGAAGGCTATTGCCGATACCAACCAGGCTCAAGCTCAGGCATATAACGCTGCCGTTCAGGGCGCTAGTGCTGCTGTAGATGCCTCTATCAAGCCTGAAGAACTTAAACTGAAAGCCATGAGTATACAGGGTGACATCGCCGGAAAGGCCGCTGCCTTAAAGATAGAAACCTCCATGAGAGAAGTGACGCAGCAGGTGGAAACGCTGCGGGGGCTGTCCCAGGCTGCCATGCAGATGATTGCTTCTGCGATGAACAGTGTATCAAGCTCTACCAGCTTCGGGTTTGGTGGTAGCTCGACTACAAGCTACAAAGGCAACGTCGATTCGCAGGAGCTGGATAAAATACTCGCTTCTCAGGAACGTATTGCAGCACTTAAGCAACCTCCACCGTCGGTGGCGCTTTAATTGCTATGAAGGTAAGTTCAAAGCGGTTTGCTTTGGTACTGTGTCTATAATTATTACGGATAGAACAAACATGGGGGGTGTTATATGGCTG